GGCGGTGGTGGAGGTGGTGGAACAACTAATGCTGGTGGCCGTGGAGGTGGTGGGGCTGGTGGTTTTCGTACCGGAACCGGACTAAGCGTTACTGCTGGCACTAGTTACACAATTACAGTTGGCGCAGGTGGTGCAGGTGGTGGTGGTGACGCATCCGGATCTGCTGGTGGAAATTCTGTATTTTCTACAATTACCTCTAATGGTGGTGGTTTTGGTGCTGCTCCCGGAGGCGCAACAGGTGGAAGCGGTGGTTCCGGCGGCGGCGGATCAAATGGCGGTGCTGCTGGCGCTGGAAACACTCCAGCTACTTCCCCATCGCAAGGTAATAACGGTGGGGCTGGCGCTTCAGATGGAGGTGGAGGTGGCGGTGGTGCTTCTGCAACAGGAGCTACTGCCTCTGCAAACAATGCAGGCAACGGCGGTAACGGAACCGCATCTTCTATCTCTGGTTCTTCAGTAACTTATTCAGGTGGTGGGGGTGGTGGTGGATATTTAACAGGAACAGATGGAACTGGCGGCACGGGTGGTGGCGGCGCTGGAAAACACAGTAGTGGAAATGCTGTTGCTGGAACCGCAAATCTTGGCGGCGGGGGTGGTGGTGGTGGATCAGATGTGCTTGGAGCAGCAGGCGGCTCTGGCATCGTAATTATTAAATGGTAAACATGACAACAAAAATCTATCGTTTTTACGGCATTGATACTGCAATTCAACTTCTTCGTCCAGGCGCTAAGTGGGAGTGGACAGGAGGTGTTGGTTTTACCCGCTGGGACGATCCAAGACCAAAGCCTTCCAAAGAAGAAGTAGAGCAAACAATGGAAAAGGTAAAGTCGTTTGAGGACTCAATCAACACCGTTTGGTTGCCAGAACAACTTGCCGAAATCACCGGACATCAAGAAATGATAGAGAAAGCCATCAATGGCAATACATAACCTGTTTCCAACGCCGATTGGTCGCTATGAACTAGGCCGTGATCTAACAGCCAAAGAGTTGTCGTTTCTGAAAAACCAAGAAACACGGCCCAACATGGGCAACATCACCAGCACTAACAACACGATTCTAAAATCTAAAGAACTAACCAAGTTGCGGGACTTTATAGAGACATCGGTGTCGGATTACTTTGACACAATCTATAAACCCAAGCACAAGGTTAGTCTTAAGATCACGCAGTCGTGGACTAACTATACGGAAAACGGCCAGTATCATCATAAACACGCTCATCCAAACTCGTTTGTTTCTGGTGTGTTTTACATTCAGGCCAACAAAGAAAAAGACAAGATTTATTTTTACCGTGATGGTTACCAACAGATTAAGTTTCCACCGTCTGAGTGGAATATCTGGAACTCTGAAAGCTGGTGGTTTGAAGTAGGAACTGGCGACCTTGTGCTGTTTCCCTCAAGCCTAACGCACATGGTACAGACGCTAGATCATCCAGAAACACGGATTAGCCTTGCTTTTAATACATTCCCTGTCGGTCATGTTGGGGATGAAATGGATTTAACAGGACTTAGTTTAGGAGAATTAGATGGCGCATTTCGCTGAACTTGATTCAAACAATGTCGTTTTGCGAGTGATCGTAGTCGGCAATAAAGACACGGCTGATGCCAACGGTGTTGAAAAAGAACACATCGGCGCTGCCTTCTGTGAGCGTTTGTTTGGCGGCACATGGAAGCAAACCAGCTACAACGGCAACAAGCGCAAGAACTACGCTGGCATTGGCTACACCTATGATTTTGGCCGTGATGCGTTTATTCCTCCCAAACCATATAACTCATGGGTCATTAACGAGAATACTTGCCAATGGGAATCACCAGTTCCGATGCCTGCCGATGCTGGCACAGGTGAGCCTCCAAAGCGTTACACATGGGACGAAGCAACCGTTTCTTGGGTAGAGGCAGAAAATGTCCCAACATAGTGCAGACACGATTAAACACGTTGCTGATGGCCTATCCATCGCAACAGTGATTGGTACATTAGCACAGGTATTGCCTGCGATAGCAGCATTGTTTACTATTATTTGGACTGGTTTTCGTATTTACGAAACACAAACGGTACAAGGATGGTTAGGAAAAGGAGCCAAAGATGAAAAAGACAACGACTAAAGCAGGTAAAGCAGAAAAAGTAGGCAAAGTAATGGGCGAGTATAAAAAAGGTACACTACATAGCGGTAAAGGTGGCCCCGTTGTCAAGTCACGCAAGCAGGCTGTAGCGATTGCAATGTCGCAAGCTGGTATGTCCAAGAAACCAATGATGATGAAGAAAGCTGGCCGTGGTCGCTAAAAAAGGTCTCTACTACAACATCCAGGCCAAGCGTAAACGCATCGCTGAAGGCTCAGGCGAGAAGATGCGTAAACCTGGCTCCAAAGGTGCGCCAACAGCTAAGGCATTTAGAGAAGCTAAAAAGACTGCGAAGAAATAATGGTAAAGAAAGTCTATCAGAACAAAGAAGGCGGCCTCAATGCCAAAGGTAGAGCCTATTTCAAGCGTACTGAAGGCGCTAATCTCAAACCACCAGTATCGGCCAAACAAGCCTCTAAGTCTCCCAAGGCAGCGGCACGCAGGAAGTCCTTCTGTGCAAGGATGTCAGGAGTTCCTGGGCCACTCAAAGATGAAAAAGGCAGACCAACAAGGAAGGCCTTAGCACTAAGAAAATGGGATTGCTAAATGGCAACTACATATTTAACTTTAGTAAATGATGTACTGACTAGGCTTCGTGAGACAACAGTAGCGTCTGTATCTGAGAATGACTACAGTGCGCTTATTGGTAAGTTAGTCAACGATGCCAAGCGTGAAGTAGAAGATGCTTGGAACTGGGAGTGTCTCAAAAGCACTTATACCATTGCTACGTCCTCTGGCACTACTTCCTATGCACTAGATGGTGCTGGGCAGAAGTTTAGGCTCTATGAGGCTGTAAACGATACTAATGACTGGTATCTGCGTGAGCGTTCTGCTGCGTTCATGACAGAGAACTATTCACTGCTTCCTTCTCCTGTATCTGGGCCAACAACAGACTATGCCTTTAACGGCCTTGATGTCAACGGTGATGTTCAGGTTGATGTGTATCCACAGCCTGACGCTGCTTACACTCTACGATTTAATGGCTTTACACCAGAGGCAGAACTTAGTGCCAACTCCGATCAGACTAAGTTGCCTAAGTCTCCCATCGTTGCTCTGGCTTGGGCAAAAGCCATTGAAGAGCGTGGGGAGGATGGCGGTGTCAACGTCAGCAGCCAATATGCGGTAGCTAAACAGTCTTTGGCTGACCATATTGCTATCGAAGCTGGTCGCAGACCTGAAGAATCTATCTGGTACTGGGTATAATGCCGAACAAACCACTACAAGCAACATCAATCACAGCACCAGGATATTTTGGTCTAAACACCCAAGATTCCGGTGTTGATATGAACAGTGCCTTTGCATTGATTGCAAGGAACGCTGTTATTGACCGATATGGTCGTATTGGTGCTAGGAAAGGATGGCTTTATAAGACTACTTCTGGTGGTACGTCATCGTTACCAGAGGTGGTTGCTGAGTTTGATAACTACGATGGCACTTACAGTATTCTGTCATTTGGTAACAATAAGCTGTTTGTTGGCGAAACAACGATGACAGAGCTATTTGTTCGTAATGCTAACAACAGCGGTAACGCAACTTATACCATAACAGGTAATAACTGGCAAGTCATACCAGCACAGTACAGCAGTGGTTTGACAGCATCGCCTCATGCGCTTATAGTACAGGAAGGCCACAAGCCTTTAATGTATCATAAGATGCCTAGTAGTGGTGGCGCTGCTCATGCACACAATGGTGCCTTTGGTTTTCAGTTATTGTCTGATGTTGGTACAGTGCCGTCAGGCTTCTCAGCAACAACATTCTTGCCTCGCTGTGGCATCGGTGCTTTTGGCCGCACTTGGCTTGCTAATATTAGTGACATAGATAAGCTGACTGTATACTACAGTAGATTATTAGATCCTAGTGACTTTACTGGCTCTGGCTCTGGTGTAATCAACCTAGAAAAGGTTGTTCCTGGTGATGACAGAATTATTGCACTAGCGGCTCACAATGATTTCTTAATAATCTTCTGTGAGAAGAATATTGTTATCTACAATAGTGCCTCTAATGTGTCTAATCTGACACTGCAGGATGTGATTGTAGGTGTTGGTTGTATCTCTAGAGATTCTGTGCAGAACATTGGTACAGATGTGCTGTTTCTTAGTGCCACTGGTGTGCGCTCATTAGCAAGAACTATACAGGAGAAGTCTGCACCAGTTAGGGACATTAGCCGTAACGTTAGAGACACATTACTAGACTATATTGCTAGTGAGAATACAGAGAACATTAGAAGCGTCTACTTTGCTTCAGATGCTTTCTATCTACTGACGTTGCCTAACTCTGGATTTACTTACTATTTTGATTTAAGGCAGTTCTTGCAAGATGGTTCCGCAAGAGCAACTGTATGGGACAACATCTCTCCAAGGGGATTGTGTGCCACTCGTGATCGCAGATTGCTTTTGGGGAAGACCAATGGAATTGCTCAATACACTGGCTATAACGATAACTCATCAACATACATTTTTTCTTATTATACTCCTTATCTTGACTTTGGGTCACCGTCTGTGATAAAGATGTTAAAGAAGATTGGTATTGTTACTGTTGGCGCTGCTGCTACTACCTTTGACATTAAGTGGGCCTTTGACTATTCCAACGACTATAAGTCAACTCAGATTACTACAGTTTCTGGCGATGTGTCTGAATATGGAATAGCAGAGTATGGTATTGCTGAATACTCAGCATCTATTTTTCTTGAGAACCTAAAAAGACAACTATCTGGTAACGGCAACGTTGTTCAGATAGGCGTTGACGCAGAGGTAAATGGCTATCCTGTGTCTATTCAAAAACTTGACATTTATGCTGTTACTGGAAGGACAATATAATGAGTAACTATGTTAAGACTACTAACTTTACAGCCAAGGATTCGCTGACTACTGGCGATCCTGGTAAGATTGTTCGTGGCTCTGAGATCGATACAGAATTTACTAACATTGCTACTGCAGTTGCAACTAAGTCTGACTCTGCTAGTCCTACTTTTACTGGCACTGTTACTGTTGCCAATCTGACTGTCAGTGGCACATTCAGCGGCACTATCGGTGGAGGTACATACTAAATGGCTACGTTTTCTGAAGCATTGCCGCAGTTACAAGCA